TGGATACAGAGTTACGTGAGTACCTAGCATCCTATGGATGTCAACTTAACTCACATTTTACTGGTAAAAATAAATGGGATGTTGGATTTGGTGTAGCATCTATGGCAAGCCTATTTGGTTCAGCCAGAGATGGTAGATTCCAAGATAACAACCTAATAGAGTTACCTTCTAATGAAGGCTCTGAGGGATTAAAGTCTTTAGTACAGCAACTTATTATTTGGAAACCTGATACTAAGAACCCTACTGACTGTGTAATGGCCTTATGGTTTGCCGTTATTCGCTGTAGAGAACTTATGCAAACATCAAGCAGGATTGGTCAATACCAAAATAACAGATGGGCTACTAGGGCGCAAAAGTCCAGTAGAGGTTCACTTAATTTAGACGAAGCCTTTGCAGAGCAATGGCAAGAAACTTACGGATAGGAAACTAATGGCATTAACAATTGAACAGATAGCGGCACGAGTACAATCGTTACGTTATCGAAACAGCGAAAGAGATGCCCGTAATCTTGACGTACTTGCTGTTCGTAAAGGAAAAATTGCCGAAGTTTATCCTGACTTTTTTCCAGATGGTGTAGATGCTAATGTCGTTGCAAATTTTATTGATATCGTTGCCAGGGACCTTTCAGAGGTTATGGCACCTCTTCCTGCGGTTAACTGCTCAGCCGCTAATCAGGTCAGTGACCGTGCTCGTACTTTTGCCGATAAGCGTACTCGTATTGCTAGTAATTATTTTTCACACTCAGACCTTTCGGTCCAAATGTACTCAGGAGCAGACTGGTATATAACCTACGGTTTTGTTCCATTTGTTGTAGAGTTAGATGATGAAGCAAAACTTCCTCGCATCCGTATAGAAAATCCAATTGGTGCGTACCCAGAGTTTGACCGTTATGGACGATGTGTTGCATTTGCAAAACGTTATACAATGACACTTGGTGAGTTAGTAGCACAATTCCCAGAGTATGACAACATACTACTTGGCGGAATGGGATATAAGCAAGACCTAAATGGTCAAGTAGAAATTATCCGTTACTACGATAAAGACCAATCAGTTGTATACGTTCCAGCAAAAGATAATTTAATTTTATCACAAGCCAAGAACCCTCTTGGTAAGATGATGATAGTTGTAGCACGTAAACCATCTATCGATGGTGACCTACGTGGACAGTTTGATGATGTACTTGGAATTCAGTTACTCCGCAACCGTTTCGCCTTATTGGCAATGGAAGCAGCGGAGAAATCAGTACAGGCACCAATTGTACTTCCACAAGATGTACAAGAACTCCAGTTGGGTGGCGATGCGGTTATCCGTACTGCCAACCCAGCGGGTGTTCGACGTGTGGAACTTACACTACCACAAGGTGCATTTACAGAACAAACATTACTTAACCAAGAACTTAGAGTCGGTGCTCGTTATCCAGAATCACGTACTGGTAACATTGATGCATCTATCGTTACTGGTCAAGGTGTACAGGCTCTTATGGGAGCATTTGATACCCAAGTTAAATCAGCGCAAGCAATTTTTGCTGCTGCACTTCGTGATGTTATTAGTATCTGTTTTGAAATTGATGAAACAATCTATCCAGAAGAAAAAACAATTCGTGGTGTAGATTCAGGCTCGCCATATGAAATTACATATAAGCCAACTAAAGACATTAAACAAGATTATTCTGCTGATGTTCGTTACGGAATGCTTGCTGGTCTTAACCCAGCCCAAGGTCTTATTTTTATGTTACAGGCTCTTGGAGGAAAATTAATCTCTAAAGACATGGCTATGCGTGAGTTGCCATTTACTGTTAACGTAACACAAGAACTTGAAAAGATTGAAATTGAGGATATGCGTACAGCATTACTCAGTGGTATTACAGCAATGGCTCAAGCCATACCACAGATGGCAACACAGGGACAAGACCCATCAGACATGGTAAATAAAATTGCTGCGGTTATCAAGGCTCGCCAAAAGGGACAAGCATTAGAAGATGCTATTGAGGCCACCTTTGCACCGCAACAACAGGTTCCTCCTGCTGGCGCCTCTAATCCTATGGTTGAGCAAACGTCCCCTGCTCCCTCTGGTGCTCCAGTAGGAGGTCCTCCTCAACAAATTGAACAACCTCCGCAAGATGTAATGAGTTTAATCTCTAGTATTGCTGGCTCAGGACAAGGAAATGCAAGCGTAAGAACTTCACGGCGAAGATAACTAAGTAGGGGACAATGACAACAATTATAGGCTTAGAACATAAAGACCGCTGTTTTATAGTTGCTGACAGTCAAACTACTGATGCTGATGGCAGAATTTACAACCATCCTGAAGTTAAAAAGATTTCTGAAAATGGAATGTTTTTAATTGCTGGTTCTGGCGAAACATTGCCTTGTGATATAGCACAACATATTTGGGAACCACCAGTTCCTACAAAGCAAGACAAAGAAGATTTATATCATTTTATGATTGTAAAGGCTATGCCATCTCTTCGTAAATGTATGACAGAGAATGGTTACAATTTTGAAGAAGATACAAAAGAAAATAGATTTCAATTTATCATGGCTGTTGGTGGAGAAATATTTGATGTCGACCAAGAGTTATCAATAAGTAAATCCGCAGATGGAGTATATGCCGCTGGCTCAGGTGCAAGTTACGCACTAGGCGCTTTATACGCTGGAGCAGATGCATATGAAGCAATGGAAATTGCATCTAAACTTACAGCATTTACAGCAGGCCCATATATATCAAAAGAACAACCTAGAAAAATTAAGTAGGAGGAATCATGATTGAAAATCGTGGCGGCGCCAATGGTGGACCACAATATAATCCTGCTAATGTAAACGCACTAGGCGGAAATGGTCAGTCAGGTGATTATACAGGATTTGCTTATGGTCAAAATAAAATGTTAAATGAATCAAGAGTTGAAGGAAATCAAGCAGTAGCGTCTATTAAAAGTAATACTCCAAAGGGAGCGGCGCCAGATGTGCTTCCTAGTGCAACTCCGTTGACCGCAGAGACAATGAATCCAGAACAAAGTATTTTAGATGGCGCACCAATAGGTGATGGAGCAATGTCTGTTCCTGGACTTCCAAAGAATCCTTCTGGAGACCCAGACCTTGATATGATTCGTGACTACTATCCAATTTTAAATTGGTGGGCTAGTCAACCTGGAGCAGCACAAGGTACTAAAGATTATGTAAGGTACCTAGGAACGATTATTTAATGGCACTTTGGGATTCAATTGGAAGACTTCAAGATTTTTTCAAGAAGTCAAATAACCCAGCAGCCACGGACCCGTTTAATGCTGATGGTAGAATAAAATTTGGAACATCATTAGACATTACTAAAAACCTGCCCGCAAGTCCAGCAAAGTTTACTAAAAATGTTAATGAGGCTAGAAGTAAACTAGCCGCAATGAATATTAATCCAAATGTAGAAAATTTTTCTCCTAACGATGCAGCAGAGCGTGCTCGTATTGCGGCAATCAATGCTGCTAGTTTAACTTTAGGAAAACCTGCTGGTATAGCAGTTGGCGCTGCTGCAGGTTCCGTAATTCCTGGTGTAGGTACAGCAGTAGGCGCTGGCGTTGGTGCAGCAGCATATGGTGTTGCAGAACTTGATAAAGTTACTGATGGTAAAGTCAGTCAAGCATTAATGTCTGGAACAAAAGGCGTACGTTCCAATTATGCTTTTATTCGTGATATTGAAAAGAAAAACACTGGCATGGGACTTCTTGCTGGTATGGGAATTTTAGGTGGTGCATCTGCGGGTGCTGCAGCAGGTGCTGCATTTGGTGGCGTAGGAGCAATTCCTGGAGCAGCAATTGGTGTAATTGGTGCAGCCCTTGGAGGTTACTTAACAGGTAAAGCGCAACGAACCGCTGCTGAGGCAGGACTATTTGATTCTATAGATAAAGATATTAAAAAGTCTGCTAAATTTGCACAAGCCGTTGAAGGCCAAGAAAAATATAATTTTGGAAACGATACAGTTAAAGTAGCCTCCTGGGTTACTGGCATTAGGGCACTTGCTGATACTTCTAAAGGTATCGGTGCTATTGTTTCAGGATTAATAAATTTTGCTTTTGAAACATCTACAGCACCAGACATTAAAGCAGTTCAAGCGGTTGGTAAAACTGCTAGAGCCGCAACTGTTGGTGGTATTACTTCTAAAACAGAAGGCATAGTTGCTCAACAGGCTCAAAGATTATTTCGTGAGGGTGAAAGAAGTGCAGAGCGTTTAGTAAAAGATGTTGAATTACTAAAGAAAACTGCTGCTGGAGAAAAAACTCCATATACACCAGTACTCGAGTTTTATCAAAAAAATGATGCTATTACAATTCAACAACGTCCAGAATTTAAAAACAATGAATTTGGTCAAGTTGGGGCCGCATTAGTAGCGGGTAAAACACCACAAGAATCAAGCCTTGTTTTAAGAATTGGCCGTGGTGACAAAACTGCAATTGACGAATTACAGGTAAAGCATCCAGCAACTTTTGCTGAGTTAATGCGTTATGAAGGCATGATTGATATTGTTGAGTCATCTGGCTCACAAAGAGCAGCATATGGATTTTCCAGGAATGGTGAGACAATTGTTTTATCAAAAAACCTTCCTGACAATACTAAAATTATCGAAGCCGAACTTACGGACTTGCGTAGTCAATATGCTTGGCTAGATAAATCTCTTAGACTTGATAGTGCTCTTCAAGAAAGAACAGTATCTAAAGTTCCATTTATTGAGTCAATTCGTAACGATATAGCAAAGCAAAGAATTGCTAATAAGTTAGAAGTTAATCGATTAGATAAAAGCACTAGAGATACACGTATAGGCAAGGCAATGCAAACCTTGTTCCAACGCAATGGTCTAGGTGTAGTGGTTCGTAAAATTGACCGATGGACAGACGACGCTCCCCACAGTACAGTTAACTTTAATGACGCAATTCAAAGTTCAACCAGAGTTCGCACCACCCTTCGTGCTGGTGTAGTAAATAAACTTATACCACCTGAAGAGGGTTTAAAATTCTTTAATGATTTTACAACTGCTCGTACAGAGGGTCAAAAACTAGAATTAATAAACAATTTAAGGGATACTGTATTTACTCGAGTTGCAGATAAATACAAAGTTCCCGCATCAATTAAAGATGTAGTTCTTGCTGAATACGTTAAATTAACTAAACGTAATCAAGATGAAGCAAAAATTGCTAAATCTGAAAATAGAGCCTACATGAAAGATGAAAACGGCGAGATTGTTGAAGACCCTCAGTTAATATCTCAGTTAGCAAATGGTAGTTATCTGCCTGATATTGATTTGATTGATAAAGCATTTAAGCGTTATTCTAAAAAGTTTGGTGCTGAGGGTAGACTGCCAATTAACACAGCAATACTGGGCAAATCTATAGTAGATGAATTCCAGTCTATTTGGCGTTTATTAACTCTTGCACGTACAGGATTCCCAATTAATATTATGCGTGACTCTACGTTACGTACTTGGGCTGATGGTGCTATGTTCTATTCATTAAAAGAACTAGGCAAAGATACTTTAGATGATATTACAAACCTTAACACTAGTGTTGGAAAAATTAAACGCTGGGGCAAAGGCGTTGTTGACAAAGATGCCAATATGGCAAATATACGTCAACAAATTAAAATTCGTGAAGATTCTATTAAAGCAGCAAAAACATCTTTAAAACGTGCTGATTATGATTTTGATAACCCCCCTAAAGAGGTGTCTGCAGAGACCCAAAGTACACTTGATTATATTACTGAAGTCACAAAAACAGTAAATGAATTTAGACGCCAAGAAAATGCTTTAGTAAAAAATATTTCCTCAAAGGTTGTATCTAGAGATAAAGTAGATATTGAAGGATATAATTTTCCTGCCCCATTTTCTGGACGTTTTGGAGAAATTAGTAAAGCCAAAATAAAAGGTAAAGATGATATTCGTGGCCTACTGGCATCTGTTAGAGAACTAGAATTGGCCAATGTCCGCAGAGACCGTGAAGGCGGTAAGTGGATAGAAGCAATTGAGAATGAAGATTTACATATTCGTTCATGGGACAACGTACTTAATAATCTTTTGCGAAATGATAAAGTAGCAGAAATGATTATGCAAGGTGTTCCAGAGAAAAAAGTTATCTCTTGGATTAAAAGTTCAGAGTCAGGATTATATTCAGAGCGATTTGGATTTGTTCAAGCACTAGGACGTCCACTTAAAATTAGTGATGCTAAATATGTTTACGATAGAGTATTAGCAACGGTTAACCAATTTGCTCCCGACCTTAAACTACAAAAGGCTGTAGCAGATGGCAAGATTAATGTTTTAGAACTTAAGAAGATGTATCCTGATGTAGCCTCTCGCCCTGGTGTCAGTACCGACATGGCACTGGATATGCTGGGTAGAAGTAAGGGAGTTAGATTTTTTTCTGACTTAACTAAGGACGCTGTAGCATGGTTAGCAACAGCGCCAACCAGTAAGTTATCTTACAACCCATATTTTGCTGCCAAGTACCAACACAAACTTCAAAACATGGTAGCCCTAGCAAATGCCCAAGGCCGTAAGTTAAGCGATATGAATCAAGCACAATTTGAATCGGTTGCTAGAGCGTATGCATTAAATGAATTCCGTGCAAAAATTAACGCATTTAATAGGGACATGAATTATCCATCACTGGTTAATTATATAATTGCGTTTTTTCCAGCCGTAGTAGAGCAATACAGAGCCTACGGAAGAATTACACTAGAGAATCCAGAATTCCCATTAAGAATTGCTGCAATGGCTAGAATTCCAGATTATATTGGTGAAGTAGAAGAAGACCCATATGGTACAAAATATGTAGAAGTAACACTTCCACTACTTGGACTAAAGGGAAGACTTCCAACATCTTGGTTTAATCCAGTAAACCCTACTGGCGGACAGATTATATCTGCTGGACCTTTGGGTCAGTTTGCTGCAAACGAGGTTGCTAGAAGAACTAAACTTCCAGAAGTATTTATGGAGAGAGTTTTGCCATTTGGCGTGCAAGCCAATGCCGCTGGAGCATTAACTCCAAATACATTACGCCGTGCTGGTCAGGCATTTCAAGCATTTTTCTTAAAAGACCAGGGCGCACAGTACAATAAAGACTTGAATATGTTCATGGAACTAAAAAGATTTGAATTTGAGCAAGAAAATGATGGACGCCAGCCAACTGCTACTGAGTTAACAAATATAAAGAATGAAGCATCTAAGGATTCAGTAAGTCTTTCAATACTTCGTGCTCTAAGCGCTGGTATTTTACCATTGCAACCACGATACG